AAACTACAATTTGACGGTGCAGGGCAAAATAAACAAAGGATTGATGAAGTGCTAACCAAATTAACGATGTTCGCTCAAATGAATAATGTTATAATATTTTTGGTTGCTCATCCTACGAAAATGCAAAAAGATGAATCTGGAAAATATATTGCTCCTACGTTGTATGATGTATCTGGTTCTGCTGATTTCAGGAATCAAACCCACGATGGATATTGCATTTACAGAACGTTTGCCGATGAGGAAATCGGAATCGAAGGACATTCGACATTCATAAATTTAAAAACGAAATTTTCTTTTCAAGGCGAAATAGGTGCTTCGTTGGATATGAAATACCACAACCCGTCGGGAAGGTATTACGACATGAACCAACCCGCTCCGATGTTCGACATGACAAAAGAATTTGAAGATGATGAGAATGATACACCAATTGAGAACGTTCAACCAAACGAAGCTTTTGATGTTCAGGATTCAAATACCATGATTCCTGTCACTGATGAAGACGACGAATTTCCTTTTTAATCATGAATATAGTAAACAACGATTATTCGATTATAAAAATTCAATGGGTAACGAACGGAGTTACTTATAGAATTATTGCGACGCGCTATGGTGACGGATTCAAAGCGAAAAATGCTATTGACGTCATCAAAAATGAAACGACGGGAAACACAAAAGAAGTTTCTCGCCAAAGGCTTTTCAACTTAACACGTTAATAAAAAGCTGTAAAAAAATAACAATGAATTAATATTAATTTTTAAAATTTGTAAACCATGAAAACAACAATGAAAAACATCAAAAAAGCACCACGCAGAAAATTAGCTGGTGACAATTATTTCAATCGCAATCGCTCAAAAGCTTTAGCATCATTAAAAGAATGCAAACGAATCGAAAAAGAAAAAATCGCATCTGGAAAATGGCGCTGGGTGCCGATTCAATTTGGTTGGGCATTAAGAAAAATTGCTGACATCGAAGTTGAATTTGAAGAATTTAATAAAATCCCGTATTAATATGCTACATGAACTTGCAAAACGTGACGCTGAATGGCGAAAAATGGCTTTACATATTTCACGCGATGTAAAAATTGCCGATGAAATCACTCAACGAATGTATTTAAAAGTTCATAAATACGGCAAACAAAATCAATTTGATTCGTTCTATATTTACAAAGCTTTACACTCATGTTTCATTGACTACATGAGAGAAACAGATTTATATTCTGATAACGGTATCGAACATTTGAATTTAGCATCAATTGATAGGTCAAAAGAAGAGATTTTGGCTCATGAAGATTTGCTTGTTGCTTTGGATATTGAATTAGAAAATTTACATTGGTACGACCGTGAAATTGTCAAAATAAAAAATGGCAAAACATTCGAGACTGAGTGTGGTCGTATCGATGAAATTTTAACTGGTAAACCATTTCGAAAAATTGAAGCTGAAACTGAAATAACAATCACTTCATTATTCAATACGGTTAAAACAACTAAAGCGAAATTAAGAAAAAAATTACAATCAAAATATAACGCATGGCAAAAACTAAAAAAACAATAAAAAAATTCAATCAAAAAGATTTGAAAATTTGGAAACTTTTGAAAGTTACCATGAAGGACGTATTACGTAAACATGAACGCGAAATACTACGAGTGTTCAATGTACGATATTTAAGATCTCATAAGCATCCCGAAACTCATAATGAGTGGAAAAACTTAATTAACAATTTAAAACAATTTGAAAAATGAAAGCAATAGCATTATTTTTAATATTTACGTTTCTGTTTGTTGGCTTAGCAGCTTACATTATCGGTCATGTAATGTTATCCAAAGGACACGATGAAATACTTTTAGATAATTTAGACAACGTCATCGAAACTCATAAATTAATTGAACGTAAAGAAATTTATGTATCAAAATCGAATTACGAAAAACTGAAATTTTTATTTAAAAATGGCTCATATCGGGGCTTTAAATTATACATATCGAAATTAGCCGATGACGACCAATTTTTTGTCGGTAAAATATTAATGTAAATAATACACAATGAAACGAAACAAAAATAAAAAGAATTATTACGAACGGAACACAGCAACAAAAGGAATAACTAAACCGATACTTGTTGCTTATATTCCATACATCGATGACCAAATACAATTGAAAAATGTCGAAAACGATTTGACATCAAAATTAGCTGGACAATATCATGTTTTAGTCGTATCGATACCGATACAAACGGTAGCTTTTGAAGTATTGAATCCACGAGATGCAATTGATACAATCAAATTAACGGAAATAAAAGACCATGTTTCAGCTAAAATTCAATTGATTATCGATGCCAGAAAAGATAAAAAGGATGAAGAAAAAAACGAAGACAATAAGGAAACGAAAGTCCGTAAGATTAACGCCGACGCAGGTAACGAAAAATAAAGAATTGTTTATTCAAAAAATAATCGATTCAAAAACTCCTGTTCGGGATTTAATTAATGAAAATAAAGACGTGTCAGTTAATATTTTTTTTAAGTGGCTAAGAGAAGATGAATCATTCGCCAAACAATACGCGAGCGCTCAGGAAATACGTGCTGAGGCGATGTTTGATGAGATGCTTTTGATTGCTGATACTCCTGTAAAAGGTACAGTTATCAAGACGACAAAATTTGGGGATGAAATTACGGTGAGTGATATGATTGCACACCGTCGTCTTCAAGTTGATACGCGTAAATGGTATTTATCAAAAATCAATCCTCGAAAATTCAGCGAGAAAGTTCAAACTGAATTATCAATAACAAAAGAGCAACCATTATTTGGAGATGATTGATATCGTAGAAAATACATTTCAATATACTACAGCGATTAAAAAAATTCGTGCAATGAAAGCGCGTAAAAAAGTTATTCAGGGCTCAACGTCAGCGGGTAAAACTCACGGCATTGTGCCCATATTGATTGATACAGCTGCAAAAAATGCCCGTATGAAAATTACAATGGTTGCTGAAACAATCCCTGCTGTCAAAGACGGTTGCGTTGACATATTTCAGCAAGTGATGCAGGAAACGAATCGATGGCGCCAATCAGGTTGGAAAGGTTCACCAATGGAATACACGTTTCAAAACGGAACTCGGATTCAATTCAAATCATTTGATACTGCAGGTAAAGCTAAAGCGTCAGGTAAACGGGATATCCTTTTTATCAATGAGGCGAATCATGTCCCATATCAAATCGCTGATGCGTTGATGATTCGTTCTAAACAAACATATTTAGATTATAACCCCGATAATGAATTTTGGGCTCATACTGAAGTATTAACTGAACCAAATTCTGAATTTTTAACATTGACATATCTTGATAATGAAGCGATACCACATGAAACGCTTGAGGATATGTTAATTAAACGCGATAAGGCGTTCAAGGACCCGTATTTGCCGGTAGATAAAATATTCGACGATAGCAATATCATTTCTCCTTATTGGGCGAATTGGTGGCGAGTCTACGGATTGGGATTGACAGGAAAGCTTGACGGAGTGATATTCGCGAATTGGGATAAAATTGCAGTTGTACCAGAAACAGCACGATTATTAGGTTATGGGCTTGACTTTGGATATACAAATGACCCGACAGCATTAATTGCATTGTATTATTGGAATCAAAAAATCATATTACATGAATTGATTTATGAAACGAAAATGCTTAATTCAGACATCAAACAACGAATGATAGATTTGGGCGTGAAATATGATATAATTTGGGCTGATTCAGCTGAGCCAAAATCGATTGCTGAGATACAGTCAATGGGAACTCATCAAAGAGGATTCAATGTAATGGGAGTTAAAAAAGGTGCTGACAGCATCAAATTTGGGATTGACATAATGCAAGAACAGGATTTTTTAATCACTGAATCATCATTAAACCTCATCAAAGAATTTAGGCACTATGCATGGGCGAAAGATAAATTAGGATTGACATTAAACAAACCTATTGACGATTTCAACCACGGCATCGATGCTGTTAGATATTTTGCAATGATGGAATTGTCATCAATGAGAGGTAATTATGATATCAGATAAAACAAATGAATTATGGAATTTACACATGAAATTTTTAAAACGTTATTATTGATAATTATAGCAATAATAATTTTAGTTTTGATTGTATCGAATTATTTAACAAAAAAAATATTAAAATATTATGAAAATAGAAATAACAGAAAGCAGGCGAAAATCCAAAGACCCACAAGGTAATTATTATTTGGTTAAAATTGATGACAAACAACAAATAATGGAACGGTCTGAAGTTCGTCACATGATAGAAATATTAGATAACGGAATAGGAATTTAAACAATTACAAAATGAGAGAAATACAATCAATGAAAGTACAATTATGGGTAACGAATGAAACAGGCGATGGATGGAAGGACGCGTGGATTGATTTAAACCTGGTTAGCGGGTTTTTTATACCTGATGTAGGTAATGATGCAGAAGGCAATCCAAATACTCCTACAATAAATGTTTTCGTAGGTGGTCACGTTGTTTCAGTTATGCAACGAGATAACATCACAAATTGGCTACTTGAAAATTTTGTAGCAAACGCAAAATAAATACTTAAACAAAAAACAATTAATTTGTTCTTATAATATGAAAGTTGAAATAAATATCCCAACGTCATTGGCTGACATCAAATTGTCTGATTATCAAAGGCTCCAAAAAGTCATCAAGGAAAATTCAGATGACAACGATTTTGTAAATGACAAAGCTATTGAAATATTGTGTAAGGTGCCGTTCGATTATGTATCAAAAATAAAACGTGCAGATTATAAATTCGCTATCAATACGATTAATGATTTGGTTAAACAATTGAACCAAGACAATCAATCAGAAACAACTGATTTGATTCGCCTATTTTCTTTGAATAAAGAATTATACGGATTCATACCTGATTTAGATGAATCAACTCAAGGAGAATATTTTGATGCATCGCGATACATGACAGACTGGGAAACGATGCATAAAGCAATGGCAGTATTATATCGAAAAGTAACAATTAAAAAAGGCGAATTGTATGACGTTGAAGAATATGAAGGCTCAGCTAAATTAGCTGACACGTTTTTAGATATGAGGATGGATATTGTCAATTCAGCGATTGTTTTTTTTTACAATTTAAGCAACGACTTGTTGAAAAATATGAAAGCCTTTATGTCGAAGATGTTGACGAAGGACAAACAAGCAATGATAACTTTACAGCGAAGTGGGGTGGATATGCATCAATTTATGGAGTCGCTGGAGGCGACTTCTTTAAACTTGAGGAAGCAGCTAAAGCTAATATCCATACCGCTTTTACGTTCTTGATGTACAAAAAAGATGAATCAAAATCGATACGAAATACAGTTAAAAAATAATGTGGGATAAGGATAAATTAAATATGATGATTTCAATAGTTCAAGTATACATTCACATTACAAAAGATATACAAATATCTATTCAATTAAAAAATGGTGGTGACATATTGCTATTAAAAAAAGCTTACGAAATCGCAGCTGCATGGTTGCAATGGTCAAATATTAAAATTAATAAAATATGAATGCTTATTATGAAGTGCAAAATGTATTGAAAACGTCGTTAGAAGCAAATGACGATATTAATACGGTTATCAATGACGATGTAGCGGGCTCAGTTGATTTAGATGCTAAATCGATTTACCCTATTGCATTTATTACAATTGAGACCGGTCAATTTGTCGAGAACGTTTCAATTATGAACGTACAAATACAAGCGCTTGACCAAGTAAATCAATCATCAAATATTGTGACAGATAAATTTGTAGGAAATTCAAACGAATTAGATATTTACAATACAATGCTTGCTGTATTACGTCGAACATTTGACGAGTTAGTCATTGACAAATACACTAAAGATATTTTAATAAAAGGAAGTGCCGATATTTTGAAAGTTGGCAACGAGGTAAATTCAATAGTTGGATGGCAAATGTCATTCGATATTGAAGTGCCCAATGTAATACATTCAATTTGCCCATAATGAGTACGAAAAATATTAATAAAGTTTTACGCGATTTTTGGAGAAAGGTAATTCGTGAATCAAAAAGTAATTTGAATTCTGGTGGCATAAATTCATCTAAAAAATTATACAAATCATTAGCATTTTCAACGGTTGTAGAAAAGGAATTTATTGGCTCAACTTTTGTTATGGAAGATTATGGCTTGTATCGCGACAAGGGAGTTTCTGGTACAGTCAGGAAATTTGCTAACTCGCCTTATAAATACACGAATAAAAAACCACCTGCGTCTGCATTTTCAGGATGGTCAGTTCGTGCAGGTTTAGCACCTCGTACTTCATCTGGGGCTTTTGCATCGCGTAAATCATTGCAGTTTGCCTTAGCAAATCACATATTTAAAATGGGTATAAAACCAACTTTATTTTTTACCGAACCATTTGAGCGGTTATTCAAATTGTTACCTGACATGATAGCCGAAGCTGCAGGAGATGACATTGAAACAATAATAGATAAAACAATAATTTTAAGATGATTTTAACACGTTCACCACATTACATAAATGTACCGATAAACTTTCCTTTGACGACTACGGGCGTGACATTGGAATTGTATATTTGGACAGGAGCTCAGGCATCACCACCTGCTACGCCAAATTATACATTGACGAAAAAAGTACCAAGTGCATCAACTTCAGAATTGAATATTGATATATCATCTAAAATACACGATTTTTTAACCGGTGATTTATTATCGAATGCTACTACAGGATTGATAGCGGGCGGAAATACCGTCGTTTGGGCAAAATATGATATAACTTATAATGATGATACAGAAATCATTGCTAACCTCAGCAATACGTTATTAGCGATTGAAGGCTACGGCAAGTATGAACAGGGCGGGAATCCAGATTATCCTTCAACGAATTTTATGCTTGACGGTGATACATTTCAAATATCAAGGACCGGTTCTTTTTGCATACCTTTCTTAATCGTCGAATCAGAAATCACAGTATCAGAAGACGGCGGAACTCCTGCATCATTTCCTTTGACAGTAACAACGAACTCAACCACGATGGTGGGTTATCTTTGGATTAATGGTGCATCATACACCGGCAATATTTTAACCGTCACAATGGGAGCAAATACAATTCGATTGGAATTGGTTGACGAGTGCAAATACACTCCTCAAGATGTATGTTTCATAAACAAATATGGATTTCAACAAATCATGCCATTTTTTAAGGAGAAGGTTGAAACGTTACGCGTCAAAGATAAAACATATCGAAACACGGTTATTAATAATGCAAATTATACAACGTCAGACCATCAAATAAAAACATATAATAAAACAGGTAAAAAATCAGTGACATTGACATCTGGTTTTTATTACGAAGAAAACAATGAAGAATTTGAGCAATTGCTTTTATCAGAACGCGTTTGGTTTTTATCAAATCAAGTTTTCACTCCTGTAAAAGTGACACGTTCATCGATGCAATTCAAAACAAGACAAAACGATAAATTAGTCGGTTACAAAGTAGGATTTGATTATGCTTTCGACACAATAAATAGCGCATAAAATATGGCTTATAAAATATATTTAGAGGGAGAAGAACTTGATACGTTTAAAGATGAAAATGCTATTATAGATTCGAGCGTTCAAAATATAAATGATATATCGAAAATATTTACTGACAAATCAAAATCATTTACTGTACCTGCATCAAAAAAAAATAACAAAATATTCAAACATTTTGAGGACCCAGACATTGATGACGGATTTGATTATCGTATTTTAAAGGATGCATACATCGAAACAGGAGATAATTTATTTCGTGAAGGTAAAATTAGACTTGAAGCAGTTAAGTTAAGAAATGGGCGACCTGAATCATACAAAATTTGGTTCGTTGGATTGTTGGTCGGTTTGAAAGAACGATTTGGTGGCGACTACATAAGCGACCTTGATTTATCAGCATACGACCACGACTACAATTATGCTAACGTTTTAACCGGTGTATTATCTGGATTATTTTCAGGCGATGTGATTTATCCTTTGTTTTCATTTACAAAACAATGGTATTATAATAACGATTTAGCCGATGATACAAACACCGCTGTTTTAGCTAATATTCGATATGAATCAGGAGTGTCTAAAGGTATTAAATGGAATGAATTAAAACCGGCTATAAAGGTGTCAGTTATCCTTGAAGCAATCAAAACAAAATATGGATTAACATTGACGCCTGATTTTCTTGAGTCGCCTGTATTTGATGGATTATATTTATTAGCTAATTCGCAAAAAGGACAATTAGTAAACGCAGGTGCTGAATCATTGATAAATTGGACTTCAAGGTCGTTAGGTTCTGACACTTGGATTGATTTGACAACTGATATTTGGACCGGGACGGTTGTGAAAACAACTACAGGAGTTTATACTTATTACGAATATGAAATTGTCATAACTCCTGATACTGGATTCGAAGCAGTTGAGTATTCAATCATTGGTCGAGATGCAAAAGATTATAACGCTAAAATTTTAGAAATTATTGACGCTGTAGGAACTCAAACTCATACAGCCCAAATATTGTCATCATCTGTAGTTAAACAATTTGAAAATACATTTTATATTTCGTCAACTTCAAATTTTACTTATACTGCATCAATTAAGATTGATTATCACAACGTCAATACTTTTACATTTGGCGACGTGCTTGAATCATCAAATACTTACCTTGCATCATTACAATCAGCAACGGGAGAATTAGATTTGGCTCAATTCATGCCACAGATTCGAACATTTGAGTTTTTTCAAGGTTTGATAAAAATGTATAATTTGACAATTTTGCCAAACTCAGAAACTGATTTTAATGTCGATACATTAGACGTGTGGTACGAAAAAGGAACTACGCGAGATTTATCTGCTTACGTAGATGAGAAAAATCAGGAAACAATTAAACGAGGTAAAATATTATCAAAAATACAATTCAAAGGTGAAGACCCTGAAACGTTTTTAGCTAATACATTCAATGCATTAAATAATCAAAAATTTGGTAACATTGATTTGATTTTAGAAAATGAAGATGGCACACCGCTTGATGGCGAAACATTAACAATAGAAACGCCTTTTGAAAATATGATTTATGAGCGTTTAGTCGATATTGATTCAGGCGATAAAACTAATATTCAATATGGTTTAATTCTTGATAAAGATTTAGAGGAAACTGATATGGGTCCTCATTTATTTTATGCAATCGACCAAAACATAGCGCCAAATCAAATTGGATTCATGAATGATGCCGACGTTGCTATCCCGATTAATTCAATTTATATGCCACACTATGGGCCTACGTTAGAAGACCCGGTATATTCAACGCTATTCAATGCTGAAATCAATCCTTGGGATGGAATAGGGATGATAAATTCATTGTATGCATTATATTATTTAGATTATATTACCGATGCATTTTCAATCAAACGACGCGTATTTAATAAAAACCTGATTTTGCCTGATTATTTATTGCCTTTAATTAAGCTAAATGACCATATCATAATTAAAGAACGTCGATACATAATAAACGAAATGTCTTCGAACATTTTGAACGGCAAAGTAAAAATGGAATTTTTAAATGACATATTTGAAACAATCATAGCCGATGCAGAAGTGCCACCTACGATTCCTGTAATTTATCGGGCAATGTTTATAACCGATACGACCTTTCAACTTCAATGGTACGCGTCAACTGATGACGATGGAATTGGGGGTTATAAAGTTTGGAAGAACGGTGTGCTTTATCAGGATGCAGGAAACGTAACATTTTTAGATATTGTCGGACAAACTGCGGGCGTTTCATCTGATTGGACTGTATCTGCTTATGATACAAATTTAACCCCTGCAGAATCAGCACAATCAATACCATTAGAAGTCACGCAATTAATTCCTGACGTTACACCACCAAGCGACGTTTCTGGATTGTTCACATCTGCTGTAAATTCAGATTCAATTACGTTAAATTGGGCTGACGCTACGGATAATGTCGAAGTTTATAGATATCATGTTTACGACGATTTAGGAATTTTAGTTGGTTCAGTATTTGCAGCTTCTCCGAATTTATTAGTAATAGGTGGATTGACGCCATCGACATTGTACAAATTTAAAATGAAAGCTGAAGATACATCGAATAATTTCTCAGTATCATTTAGCCCAACGATATCGCAATCGACAGCAGCTACAGGCGTGACAGTTTATCCAATATCATTGAAAAATTCTGGTTCAACTGCAACTTGTATTGGCGCGTTTAGTTCGCCTATAACGTACTATATTGACCGTTCAACTTCTACGCCTGATGTAGGGGATACAATTTATACCGATGCAGCTGGATTATTACCATTGAATGGGGCAAATAATTATTGGTGGTATTTCTTTAATAAACAAATAAAAATTAATACAATTGGCGAAGTAATAACGTCACCAAATACGTGCTAAAATGATAGATATAGTTGATATGTTTTTAAGTGTCGATGATTGGTTTGGAATATCAAATAACATCGAAATAGCAAAAGGAAAATATAAACTACCTCAAAATAAAAATGATGTAGCAAAACGATTTAAAAGAAAATTAAAATGGCGATTAAGAAAACTGTAGAAATTGATATACTTTATTCCGATGTAGGAAAACTTGAGGATGCTTTAAAAGCTGCTGGAGTTCAATTTGAACGAATCGAAGAAGGTGCTAAAGATGTCAAAACGGAAGTTAAAAAAGTTAAGGATGAGGGTGGTCGCGATTTATCACTTTTAGATGATGCAACCGGTGGTTTAGCATCGAAATTTGAAGACGCGAAAAAGGGAGTTGAAGGTATGAATTTAGGTTTGAAAGGAACCAAAGGTGCTTTATTGGCTTCAGGTATTGGTGCGTTAGTTGTCATATTAGGTGCAATCATTGCTAATTGGGAAGATATTGTAGCTTTCATGGATGTCGCTGGTCGTAGAATACAAGAAAATATTGACCTTTCAAATCAACGAAAAGAACAATTGGATGATGAGTTAGATATCCTTGACAAACAAATGGAATTGAATGAACTTGAAGGCCGTTCGAATGTCGAAATATTAAAACTGAAGCAAAAGAAATTAGAATTTTTACAGGCTGAAAATGACCATTTGATTGCTAATTTAGAATTGCAACTCGAAAATGAAAAATCAAAAGCACGTGAGGTAACATGGTGGGAAACTATTAAAATTGCAGCTGGTGGATTGTTAGGTACATCTGCACAAGCTGAAATAATCGCTGAATCGATTAACACGAATACAGAAGAAGCAGTTAAAATTCAAAATCAATTAAACGATGCTAAGAAAAATCAAATACAAATCGAGATTGATATTTTCAATGCAAAGAAAGGATTGAAACCTGGCGAAACGCGTGACGAAGCAACTGGATTGCAAGTTGAAGGCGAAGATGTAATATTACCGATATCAGGAATAGACCCCGCATCATTGCAAACAAACATTGATTTGGAAGCACAAATGTTAGCCGATGCTGAAACAGGATTGACTGCATTATCTCAACAAGAAGCGAATCGACGTAAAGCAATAAAACAAGCTGAAATTTTAGAAAAACAAAAATTGCAACAAGCTGAAGTCGCGTTGTTATTTCAATTTGGCGGTGTATTACGTCAATTAGGCGAAAACAATAAAGCAATAGCAATCGCAGGTATAGTTGCTGAACAAATCGCATCTGCGTCTGCTGTGATTCAAGCAACAAATATTGCAAACGCAAAAGCTGTAGCTGCATCTCCATTATCTGCGGGTCAACCATGGGTAACGATTAATACAATATCAGCAGGTTTGTCGATTGCGTCAGGTGTAATAGCTGCATCAAAAGCGATATCACAATTAGGTGGTGGCGGTGGTGGATTGGATTCGCAAGCTGCGTCTGCATTACCGAATCCAGCTACATCACAATCAGCGCCATCATTCAATATTGTAGGTGCTTCACCGATTCAACAATTACGAGATTCTATATTGAATCAAGAACAAAATCCTATACAAGCATTTGTAGTCGAAAAAGAAATGACATCTGCACAAGAATTAGAACGAAACAAAATCGATGTCGCTTCAATCTAAAAAAAAATTACAACTAAAGCTAAAAAACTTGTCTTATAGCTGATGAAAGTATACGACGTTACATTTGACGAAGATGAAAATGTGGGCCTTTTCGGTATTTCACTTGTGAATGACCCGGCGATGGATTCATATTTTATTACTTTAGCAAAACAAGGAAAAGACATCGATAATTCAATTATTAAATTGGCAGAAGTCGATGCAAAAGAAATGACGTTGTTAGGAGTCGCACTGATTCCTGATAAACCTATAAGACGGGTCGACCCAACGACCGGAGAAGTATTTTATATTAACTTCACCGCTGATACAATAAAAAGGGCAGCTCATTCATTTTTAGAAAACGGTTACCAAAACAATTCAGCGCTCGAGCATGACGTTGCATTGAAGGGAATGTCAGTAGTTGAACAATGGATAGTAAAAGACCCGCTAAACGATACGGCAAACGCATACGGACTACCTAAAGAGGACATCGTAAAAGGTGCGATGGTAGTTAAAATGAAATGCCGAGACAAAACGATTTACCAAAAAGCGGTAAATGGAGAAATCAATGGATTTTCCATTGATGGTTTATTTAATTTAAAACGTATTAATTTAAAATCAGAACAAATGGAAATCAAAGATTTAAAAGATTCAATCGTTGCTGGATTTGAAGCTGTTTTATCAAAATTTCAACCTGAAGTAAAAGAAGAAGAAGTTATTGACGAAGTGTCGTTAGCTTTATCTGCAATTGCAACGGCTGAAGATGTTGAAACACTTGAAGCAGTAGCTGGAGAATTTGATGCTGAAAATGATTCAATTAAAGAAGCGATTGACGCGAAAAAATTGGAATTGACTCCTGCAGAGGATGACAACGAAGATGAAGTCAAAGCAATGGTTACGGAATTGACAAATCAATTTGGCGAAAAAGTTGATGCAATCAAATTAGAACTTTCGAAAGAAAACGATGATTTGAAAGCTCAGATTGTTACATTGACTGCTGAAAAAGATGCGCTTGAAGTAAAATTGGCTGCTAAGAAGAAAATTCATGCACCAATTGAAACAATCAAATCTTTTGAGGAAATGACTCCTCTTGAGCAGTATCGTCATTCAAAACAAAATTAAAAATGGCAAAACAATCATCCAAAAAGAAGACAACGGTTGTCAAAAAAGAATGGAAATTCAAAAAAGGCGAATCGTGTAAAGTATATGGTGCTTTAAACATCATTGACAATTCAAACATAACTGAAGAAATTGCAAAACAATTACTTAAAAAAGGTTATGTAACAGAAGAACAATTTTTATAAAATTTAAAATTTAAAACAATTAAAATATTATGGCAATTACTTATAACATAGTAGATTTTCGTGGTAAAGCAGCTGAACCAATCATGGAAGAGTTGTTATTCGAAAATGAAACAGTTAGAGATGGTCTTGTAACATTTCAAGATGACATCAAAGCTGAAACAATTTTTACTGAAGCATCTGCGTCTGCAACAATGCAAGCGTACACTTCGGGAGCACCTTCAAGCGCCGGTTCATTGGACGCTTTTGACGTTGCTGTAACTCCGGTTAAAGTTCAATATTACCAAGAATTTGACCCAAATACAATTCGATTCTCAAGATTTAAACGTGACATGGCACCGGGTGCTTGGAACATTTTATCTGGTGAATTTGAACGTGTAGTAATAGGTGGTGTTTATGCGAAAAATATTTCTGCATCCCTTGAATCACTTTATTGGAATAACGCTTTAGCTGCTACGAAAGTATCGATAGCTGCTTTGACGCCTGGCGCTCCTCAAACATCAATTGGTGCTGAAGAGCAAACATTGGCTGCAGCTACAACTGCTGGTTTATTTGATGGTGTCGTTACTACAATGATGTACAATGCTTCAAACGCGGCTGCTTCTGCAGGTGTCGGTGGTCGTATTAAAGTTGTTGGAACAACTATAACGTCTGCAAACATCAAAGCTGAGTACGACAAAGTTTATGCAGCTATTCCTGCTGTTGTTTTGGCTGGTGCAGTATCGCCTCCATACATTTACGCTCCTCGTTCTCATAAACAATTGATAAACATTTATGATTCTGACCCGACGAATTTTAGAGATGCTTTTGACGTTTCGGCTGACAGAAAATCTTATTTTTACAATGGGGTTGAAATCAAATTTGTACCGATTCCTGAGAATGTATTAATAGCTGCTAAAAAAGAACACTTACATTGGTGTACTGATTTAGTAGGCGACGTTAATACAATGCAAATTGATAAAATCGCGGCTAACCGTGAAGATATGTTCTTGAAAAATAACTTAACAGTTATACCTCACGTTCAAAATCAAGCATTCAACGTTTTATACGTAGGATAATAAATTGAATTATTAACATTTGAAAAAGGCGGGTAGCATTTAAAAGCCGCCTGCCTTTTTTCATTTAAAACAAAATATAAATTATGGCTTGTGATATTACTAGTGGTCGTACAGAACCCTGTAAAAATGCAGTAGGTGGCGTAAAAGCCGCTTATTTTGTACCATATTTAGAAGATGGATTTACCGTCGCAGCCGGTGTTGTAACCGGACTTGCTGTAGGTATGACTTCAGCTTTCAAATATGTTCTGACATCGAACACAAACAAACCTGTAGAAACAATGGCATCTTCGAAAGAAAATGGCACTACAGTTGTGACACAAGAAATAGCTTTGTCATTGAAAAAATCAGGTGCGGCTACATCAAATGAATTAAAACTCATTGCTCATTCGCGTCCTCATGTTATTATTCAAGATAACAATGACAACTACAATGTATTTGGATTAAAAGACGGTTGCGATTTGACATCGGGCGTCAAAGAATACGGTGGAGAAAAAAGCGATTTCAACGGATACAATCTTACGTTAAGTTCGATTGAGACCGAATATGCTCCTGAGTTGGATGCAGCTACAATATCTGCTTTGTTAGCTATTGTATCTATTACAAACATCGACCCAGACGCTTAATATTTTTTAATATTATTTGAATTTAAAAACCTTATTCAATGACTGGATGAGGTTTTTTTATGAAACAAAGATACATTTTTTTGTTCTTATTATATGAAAGTTTTATTACCGATTGCAACCGAACAAATTATCCAAATTATACCTCGATTCGAATCAGCAACTGTTTCGTTTTCAATACGCGATGAGGAAACAGATACGACATCGACTTCTACAATTGCTACGACGTATTCTAATGGTTACATGAGTATTCCTTTTACATTCGATTTCACGAATGCTGAACAAAAATCTTATGAAATGACGGTTGAAACTTTAGCAGGTGCATTGATATATCGAGGAAAGATATTTATCACAGCCCAAGTTGATTTACAAAATTACAAAATGAATAATGACATAATAGTAATATAATGGCAAAAGCATCAAAATCTAAAACGGGAGATATACGATTAATTCAATTAGCGAATTACATCAAACCCGATATAAAAGAAACGCCCGGCAGGAAATGGGTATTGAATGGTCCTAAAAACGCTTTTTTTAAATACGTTATAGACCGATATAACGGCAGTACTACAAACAGTGCGATAATTAACTCGTATGCTGATTTAATGTACGGGAAAGGCCTAGCAGACGTCGCTACCGAAAAAGAAATTGATGACGCTACACTATTAATAATTCCTAAAAAAGAAAATAAAAAAATATTAGCAGATTATGCGTTGTTTTCTCGTGCTGTTTTGCAAATAGGTAAAGAAGGTAAAGCATTTACAATTTCACACATGGCAAGCGAAACGATTGTGCCAGCGAAAGTTGATTCTGATGGCGAAATCAAATCTTATTTTTATTGTCAAGATTGGGAGAATCCTTACAAATATAAACCGATTGAATATCCTGCTTTCGGGCATCGTGAAGAGTTTGATAAACGAACTACAAATCAAGGATTGAATGAAGACGATATTGAAGATATTGAAATTTATGTAGTTCAACCTTACAAAGCTGGCAAATTTTATTTCTCGGACCCAGAATATTTTTCTGGACTTCAATACGCTGAAATGGAAGAAGAAATGTCAAATTATTCGCTATCATTTATCAAAGGTGGTTTATCGTTTGGTTACATTGTCAATTTCAACAATGGAAATACATTGTCGAATGAAGAAAAAGATGAACTCGAAAAGAAAATAACTGAAAAATTAACTGGTTCATCAAATGCAGGTCGTTTTATCATTTCATTTAATAACGGTAAAGAAGCTG